GCCAGATTCAAGTGCTAAGTCAAATAAGCTAGACCACTTATCTATACCTGTGTCAAACATGACTCGGAATGGAAGCTTAGCTTTTTCCTTAACATAACGCGATTTTTCAATGTTAATCGTAAATTTAAATCCCGCCAAATCACTTCCATCTTTTTCTTGAGATTTACCAATGATAAAGATTTGATTAGCAGAATAGTATATACCAGTACCACCACTAACAATGTTCTTTGGAAACAAACCAATCTCTTGATAAATGTGATTGATTGCAACACAAGGAATATCTTTAGTAGTGAGTCTTGGCGTGACAATTCTAAAAAGTGACTTGAGTTGTTTAGCTCGTGACATGTCAGCAACTGACTTTTCATTCATAGCATCCTCAACTTCTTTCTTCGAAGCAAGATTACCAATTGAATCAATAAGTACAAAGACATGATCACCTTTTTCAAGTTCGTCTAGACGCTTTGTCATATCGAACTTAAGTTGTTCAACATCCTCAAGAGGAACGTGTAGAACTCGACTCGTATCAATATCATAACTCTCTAAATAATCTGGAGTAGCGCCGTACTCAGAATCATAAAGAATTGCAATACTGTCATCATACTTGTCAAGATACGCTTTCATACAATAGAGACCAAGAAGAGTCTTGAAACTCTTTGATTGTCCAGCCAATACTGTTAAGCCGGGAAGTAATCCACCATCGAGTGAACCACAGAAAGCGATATTTAAAATAGGCAAATCAGTTCGAATAGGATCTTTTTCTTTAAAAAAAGAAGAATCCGCAAGAATTGATGAACCTTTGACTGTACCAGCCTTAAGCATTTTATCCATTAAACTCATATTAATCTCCTGAATTCAAAAGTTTATATAACATATCTTCAAAGGCTTCGAGTTTTTCATAACGATTAGGCCAATAAATGTAATCTTTTTCAGGATTAGATTTAAGATTGGTGAGCAATGGAACAATTGCATTGTAAATTTGTTGAGCTTTAGTACCTTCCTCTTCAAGACGACGATAAAGGTTTACGTTTTGCTCATTTTTTTCACGAACAACTTCGAGCTCATCTTCTGATACAACCGAGAATCCAAAATCAAAGTCTAATGGATCATTAATAGTTGACATAGAAACCTCCTAGAAAGAGAAATAGGGATGACTCACGCCATCCCTATGTTATAATTAACCTTTAGCGAGTTCCTTAAAGATTGACAAATCATCGTCATCATCGTCAATAGAAGGTGACTCACTAGTACTCTCTTGCATACTAGGAGCTTCAGCAGTTTTACCAAGTGAACTCAAGTCAAGTTCATTATCTTCATCATTTTCAAAGTTATCTTGACTGCGAGAAACCTCAGCTGATTCACCAAGTACTCGATAGAGCTTAGCTTTTAATTCAGCATAGGTCTTGAAGTTTTTAGGATCAAGCAACTCTTGAAGAGAGTGCTGTTGTTCCCAAATAGATTCAAGGTCGTCATCATCAGCAAGTTGTTCTGGTGGATCAAACTCAGACTTATCGTAATTAGGATATCCTTCAAACTGTCGAATTTTCAAACGAAAGTTTGCACCTTCCCAGAAATCGAAAGGATTAACGGGATTCTCATCTTCAAAAGATGGGTTCATCAAATCATTGAGCTTATCAAAGATTTTTTTGCCAAATGAGTACAAGAATACTTTACCTTCATTCTCAGGCTTGGCTGAATCTTTAATTACGTAAATGTTTGAAACATACTTGAGTCGTCTCTTTTGCTTACGTGCCTGATCTTTGTCGGAATCAATTCCAGAGTTCCATAGTTTAGAGTTAAACTCGGAAACAGGATCGTCTTGACCAAGTGTAGTCAAAGAGTTTTCGATATACCATTGACCAGTAGTAGGGCCTTGGAATCCATGATCCCAAATGCGAACAAACGGCATTTCTTCATTTTTAGGGGCAGGTAGGAAACGAATAATTGCAAACCCATTACCAGCTTTATCGCGAGTAGGTTTCCAAAACTTACCTTCGTTTGGATCTGAGTACGAGGACTTAGATGACATTTTATCAAGCTGAGAAGTCAACTTGTCGAGGGACTTATTGCGGTTTTTCTTAAGCGAGGCAAAATCTGTTTGTGCCATTGTATTTCTCCTTATATTGCGTAATATTGCATTTTATTTTCATAACGTAAATCGATCTTTAACGTATTGCTTAAAGCGTTTTTGATCGTATGTTAGAAAGGGTTTATACTTTCTAGCATATCTAATTATATCACGTGATACGATTTTGTCAACTATTTTTTGATCCCAATAATCAAAAATATTCGCATAGGCTGTAATAATAGAAAAAGTTTCAAGTGTAATCTTTCTTTCTACGTACAACCTCATGATGTAAGGATGTTGACCATCCACGGATATAAAGTTTTCCGAGTAATCATCTCGGAGTTTATTTAAATCAGACTTAAAGTTATGACTCAACGAATCAATTCTTTTTTTCCAATCTAAATAATTTTTTTCTCCCTCATCATCGAGTAATTGTCTAATCCATACATTTGGATTACGCAATACATTCGATAATATAAGTTCGAAACAATTTTCTTTTGATGCCAGTTTAGTAAAAAAGTAAGCATCATTTCTTGTTCTAAACGTCTCGATTGACGCTTTCACTTTACCATTATATTTATGATAATCGTATTGATCTGAACTAAAATGTTTTTTAAGTGCTAGATATTCTATATAAACATTATAACCCGGATCATTTAACGATGTCGGTGAGGTCCTTTTCATCTTTTTTTACCATTTTTAAACCGACGGCTTCTGATCTAATTTTTTCTTTAAGAATAGAAGACTTTTTTACTACATCTGCGACAGATTCAATTTCAAGATTATTTTTTTCTGCGTATGTAATAAGGGCGTCGATGTAAGGTACACCACTAGCAATCATTTCTGAAATTGCA